CCTATCGGGTGGTAAAGGTCTGATGCAAACAGTTGCTGTATCATTGGAGCCTGACGCATGGTCTGAAATCCTAAACGGCAACAACGCGCTTGCCTTGCAGATTAGAAGCGCAGGGGGCATTCACTTGCATTTTAACGATAGCGCCGATGCGCCTGCAAGCGATGCGCCGTTTATTTTGATTGATAGCTTTCCGCCTCGATGGGACTTTGAATGCAACACGCAAGTCGGACAGGCGCGAGTTTGGGCAAGATCAGCGCGCGGCAATTCTAATATTATTGTTGTGAGGCGCACCCAATGACTTGCCCCAAATATCATTCCGGGATGCTAAAGCATTCGATCACTTTCCAGCGCGCCACGCGCACGAGTGACGGGTCTGGCGGCGTTACAAAGGTATGGGCGACGATCACGGGCGCGCCCACGCGCGGGAATATGAAGGCGGCAAGCGGCGGGGAACGTTTTGCATCGGCACGGATTGAGGCGACCTATACGCACAAACTGGTGACGCGGTATTTCACGGGGCTTCTGGAAAGCGACCGCGTTATATTTGCGGGCAAGGCCTATGACATTACGTTTATCGACAATGTGGACTTCGATGATCGGTGGTACGTTATCAGCCTGCGCGGCGGGGTGGCGACATGATGATCCGCATAAACGCCACGCCTTTGGGTGACTTCCTTAATGGGGTTCGGATCACTAAGCCGCTTGATTTGTCGGGCGGTGGGCTGGTGGAAACGGATCTGGACGGCGTGACGCTTTGGATTTTCCCAAGCGCCAAACTGCGGGCAATGGTTGAGGCGGCAAAGTGAGCAATATCAGCATCACAATCGACGGAATGGACGGGGTGCAAGCCGCGTTGAAGTCGTTTGCGAAAGAGGCTGAGGCGGGCATTGCCACGGCTATCACGGCAACGGCGCTGGAGATCAATACCGAGATCAAAAAGATGATCCAGCGCGGGCCGAAAACAGGCGTTGTGTATCGGCGCGGCGGTGGGCAAAACCTATCGAGTGAGCATCAAGCATCGGCACCGGGCGAGGCCCCGGCAACGGATACGGGCGCGCTTGTGTCATCTGTATACTTTGAACAGACGAACAAGCTAACCGCTACCATCGGTAGTCGCTTGGCATATGCCTATTATCTGGAATTTGGCACCCGTTACATTGCGCCGCGTCCTGCTTGGGTTCCTGCAACTGAAAAGGGCAGGCCGAAGCTGGTTAAGCGGATTGATGCGGCATTGCGAAAGGCGGCAAAATGAAACCTGTACAACTTCGGGGCGCGGTGTTTGCCAAGCTAAACGTGAGCGCGATCACCAGCCTGTTGAGCGCAGAATATGGGGCAATCCCTGCCGTATTCCATGACACGGCCCTACAGGCCCCGGATAGCGGCGCTGGTGATTACTTCCCCTATGTCTCGTTCTCTGTTGTGTCCGATATTGGTTTTAACACTTCGGATGCAAACGGCACGAATGCGATTGTGCAAGTTGATGTTTGGTCAAGGCTTGGAACAACGCAATGCGAGACAATCGCGCAGGCGGTTTACGATCAACTGCATCGCACGTCACTTGCTGTAACCGGACACATTACGACCGAATGCGAGGCGATGGACTTTACACTAGACCCGGACGGGATCACCCGGCGCGGGCTTCTGCGCTTTCGGGTTCTAGCGCTTGAATGAATGTTATGTTATAACGTTTCAACCATAGCTTAGGAGGCTAACACAATGGCAGGCTTCAACGGTCGCACGATGACCATCGACTGGGATAGCACAACGCTAGTTGGCATCCGAACACGCGGGTTTACCGTCACAAACGATTATGTTGACGTGACAACCGATGACGATAGCGGTTGGCGCACATTGCTTGCCAATCCCGGCGTACGTTCGGTCGAAGTGACCGCAGGCGGCATTACCTCCGATGAAGTGCTATTGGCGGCAATCATGGCCGGAAGCGTATCGGGCGAGGCGCTTTCGATTGAATTGCCAACTTCCCTTGCGGTTCCTGGCAGCGTTGCAGGCACGTTCTTGGTTTCATCCTTTGAGAAAACCGGGGAACATGATGGAGCGGTTGAGTTTACCGCAACATTCATGAGCACAGGCGCAGTAACCTATACTGCATCGGCGGCGTCCTAATGCGGAGCATGACTGCAACACTTGCGGGCCGTGATCTTACGCTTGCCGTGACATTCGCGGCGGCGCAAGAAATCGCGCAAAAGGCTGGAGATCCGTTTGCAATCATGCGCGAGGCACAGCTAGAGGCGATGCTTGCCAAGGTCGGGCAAGTCTACCACCCAAAGTGGAACTTCACCGTCGAGAATGTCCCGCAGATCATCTACAGCGGCGCAAAGGCCGGGGGCGAGAAGATCACATTGCAAGAGGTTCAATCGCTTGTGATGGATGCTGGCATCTTGGAAGCCCGTGAGGTCGCGATTGACTTTATCACGATGATTGCAACGCCAAGCGCGAAGGAAACGCTTGACGAGGTGGAAAAGGATGATGCGCCGGGGGAGTAAATTGGGCCGCTTTTGAGCGCAGCGCTTATCAAGCGGCCCGATCTTGGGGCATCCAGCCAAGCGAATTTTGGGGCATGGCAATTTGCGACTGGTGGGCAGAGTTGGACGCGAAAGTGATCGAAAGCCGCCAAATGCAAAAGGCAATGCGAGGCGGCGGGAAAGGTTCTAATTTCAGCCCTTCGGAATGGGCGGCGGCAAGAGAAAAGCACAAGGCAAAGCAGGCGAAAAATGGCAGAACTTGAAGGCTTGCACGTCAGAATTACCGGGGATGCGTCCAGCCTCAAGACTGAGGTTAACGAGGCGACAACTCAAATCACAAGAGTTGGAACCGCAGCCCAAACCGCCCAAGGCAAAGCTGGTGGCCTAACGGGGGCTTTTGGCAAGCTTGGCAACGTCACGGGCCAAACGCGGGCGCGTATTCAAAACGCCTCTTTCCAGATTTCAGACATTGCAGTGCAGCTTCAAGGCGGCGCCAAGGCAAGCACGGCATTTGCGCAACAGTTGCCGCAGTTGCTTGGCGGCTTTGGCGCGCTGGGGGCTGTTCTTGGCGTTGTGGCAGGTGTCGGCATTCCGGCGCTGGCTTTGGCCTTTGGCTCACTCGGCGGGTCCGTTCAAACGATGGAACAGCGGCTTGAGGCGCTAAAAGCCAAAACGGACGAAATGAACGCCGTAAACGACATTCTCAAAATGTCGGTTTATGAATTGCGGGATGCTTACGGGGAAGCGGCTGACCGGGTGAGGGCGTTTGCTTTGGTGCAAGCGGAACTTGCGGCGGCGCAGGCTGCAAGCCGAATGTCAGAGCAGGTTGATATTCTGCGCGATGCTGCAAGCATGTATACCACAGCAAGCATCGGGGGCCGGGATTACGCAAACACCATCGCACGAATTGGGCGCGACTTCGGGCTTGCAAAAGATGAGGCGGTTCAATTCGAGGCGCTTCTGGAAAGCGTAAACAGCGCCGGCACGTTTGAGGATCAACAGGCCGCGCTGCAAAAGGTCTTGGACTTCCTAAAGCTGAACAACGTTGAACTGTCAAAGATCCCGCCTGAATTGCAGCGGGCAATCTCTGAGATGATTACATTCTCAAATGAGACTGACCGGGCGCGAGCGATTATGTCTGACCTATCGGCAGAGGCCGCAGGGGTAACAATCGGAGTTGGCCTTTCATCTGACGATCCTAATCTTTTGCCGCCTGCTGAGATTGCTGACCCGCCAAAGACTGTCCGTAAATCCGGCGCAAGTCAGCAAGATAAGATTGCCCGCGAATTGGAGGCCTTGACGCAATCCTTGATGACGCAAGAGGAGTTGCAAATCGCAAGCTTTGAGCGGCAACAGGAAACACTAGTCGCAGCGCTAGATCAGAAGCTTTTGACGCAAGAGGAGTATAACGCTCTTATGCAGGATGCAGCCTTGCGGCATAGCGAGGCAATGGCGCAGATTGACGCCTATCGCTACGGCACGGGCATTCAACAGGCGGGCAAGTTCTTCGGCGAGATGGCCGGGGCGCTGCAATCTGGTAATGACAAGATGGCAAGCATTGGCAAGAAATTTGCGGCCATTGAAACACTGATAAACGCTTGGCGGGCGTATAGCCAAGTTCTTGCAGATCCTACATTGCCTTGGTTTGCGAAAATCCCTG